AGAACCTTACTATTCGTCAGACTATGGAACAACAAGTAAAGATTATAGAAAAGCTATCTACTGATATGTACAAGATAGAAGAACGAATAGATAAAAAAATAACTAAAGCATTAGAAAATCCGTTGAACTATTAATGACTGATTTAGCTATATCGTTACTACCTTGGCAACAACAAGTCTGGGATAGTAAAGCAAGATTTAAAGTAGTAGCTGCTGGTAGACGAACAGGTAAGTCTAGGTTAGCTGCTTACTTACTTATTGTTAATGCCTTACAGGCTAAACAAGGACAGGTCTTTTATGTTGCACCTACACAGGGGCAAGCAAGAGATATTATGTGGCAGGTATTACTAGAGGCAGGACACCCAGTAATTAAATCTAGTCACATAAACAATTTACAAGTTACATTGATTAACGGAACTATTATTTCGTTAAAGGGTGCAGACAGACCAGAAACAATGCGTGGTGTATCTCTAAAGTTCTTAGTAATGGATGAGTATGCTGATATGAAACCTTCGGTCTGGGAACAAATACTTAGACCTGCACTAACAGATCAAAAAGGTGCTGCCTTGTTTATTGGTACACCAATGGGCAGAAACCATTTTTATGATTTATATAAACTAGCAGAACTTAAGGAACACGACACTTATGAATCTTGGCATTTTACCTCCTACGATAATAATTTATTGGACAAAGATGAAATTGATATGGCAAAAAAATCTATGTCGTCTTTTGCGTTTAGGCAAGAGTATATGGCGAGCTTTGAAGCCAGAGATTCTGATATATTTAAAGAAGAGTGGATACAATTTTCTGAAACAGAGCCTGAAGATGGTGAGTGGGTTGTTAGTGTCGATATGGCAGGGTTTGAAGAAGGTGGTAAAACAAAAGTCAGATTAGATGAAACTGCTATATGTCTTGTTAAAGTTCATTCTAAAGGTTGGTGGGTAAAAGACATACAACATGGTAGGTGGCAGTTTCAAGAAACAGCAAGAAGGCTTTTTAATATTGTAGAAGAATACAATCCTATTGTTACTGGAATAGAGGGTGGTATTGCTAAACAAGCTATAAGAAGTCCTTTAATAGATTTAATGAAGATAAGAAATATGTATTTTACTATAAAAGAACTTAGTCATGGTGGTACAAACAAGATAACTAGGATAACTTCAGCTTTAGAAGGAAGGCTTGAAAGAGGTGCTCTTAAGTTTAACAGGGGTAAGTGGAATGTTGAGTTTATGGATCAACTTTTTCAGTTTCCTAATCGCCATGTACATGATGATTTAGTTGATTCATTATCTTATGTAGATCAACTACAAAGTTTAGTAGCAAGTGCATACTCTTTTGATTTGGAATATGAAGAACATGAGCTTTTAGACGTTACTGCTGGATATTAATTAAAAACAGGAAAAAACAATGAAAGATGAAGATTATAGTGAAGGTTCTACAGTAGAAAGTTGGGTAATGAGCAAGTGCGATCAATGGCGAGATCATTACAATACAAACTATCAAGAAAGATTTGATGAGTATTATCGTACTTGGCGAGGGATATGGGATAAGAATGACTCTATGCGTGAGTCAGAGCGTTCTAGGCTTATTGCTCCTGCTACACAACAAGCAGTAGAATCTTCTGTAGCTGAGATTGAAGAAGCAACCTTTGGTCGTGGTGCTTTCTTTGATATTAAAGATGATCTTCAAGACCCTAATCAGGGTGATGTACAATTATTAAAAACACAACTAACAGAAGATATGCACTTTAGTAAGGCTAGAAGCTCTATTGGGGAGTGTCTAATTAATGCTGCTGTGTTTGGTACTGGTATAGGAGAACTTGTCTTAGATGAAATTGAGGAGCTTACAGCAGCTACTCAACCTACACTTGAAGGACAGATGACAGCAGTAGGTGTAAACAGGCGTGAAAGAATGATTGTTAGACTAGACCCAATCATGCCACAAAACTTTTTGATTGACCCACTAGCAACCAATGTAGAAGATGCTGTAGGTGTAGCTGTTGATAAAATGATTCCACACCATCAAGTACAACAAGGTATTGACTCTGGTATTTATCGTGATGTAGAGATTGGTAGAGTTCAATCTGAATCAGAGATAGAAGATGCTAGTAAGATTGTCTATGGCTACAATGACGACATGGTACGCTTAACTAAATACTATGGCTTAGTACCTACAGACTTATTAAAGAATCAAGAGCTAGATGAAAATGAAGAACTACAAGACATGGTTGATCTTAGTGAGGAAGAAGGTTCTTACACAGAAGTCATTATGGTTATTGCTAATGAAAGCGAAATCTTAAAGATTGAAAAGAACCCTTACATGAAAAAAGATAGACCTGTTATTGCTTTTTCTTGGGATAAAGTACCCTTTAAGTTTTGGGGTCGTGGTATATGTGAAAAAGGTTACAACTCACAGAAAGCATTAGATGCAGAACTTCGTGCTAGGATTGATGCACTTGCTTTAACTGTACACCCAATGATGGCAGTAGACGCTAGTCGTATGCCAAGAGGTGCTAAGTTAGATATACGAGCAGGTAAAACTATTCTTACTAATGGTAATCCAAACGAGGTTTTACAACCATTTAAGTTTGGTTCATTAGATCAAGTTAGTTTTGCACAAGCAGCACAGCTACAACAAATGGTACAACAATCTACTGGTGCTATAGATTCTAATGGAGTACCAGCAGGTCTTAATGGAGAAGGTACAGCAGCAGGTATCTCTATGGGATTAGGTGCTGTTATTAAACGACACAAACGTACCTTAGTAAACTTCCAAGAAAATTTCTTAATACCATTTATTGAGAAAGCTGCTTGCAGATATATGCAGTTTACTCCTGAGTTGTATCCAGTTAAAGACTATAAGTTTATAGCTACAAGTTCTTTAGGTGTAGTTGCTCGTGAGTATGAGGTTACTCAGCTAGTACAGTTGTTACAAACTATGTCACCTGAGTCACCTGCTTACCCATTATTAATTGAGTCTATAGTTAGTAACATGAGTTTAACTAATAGGGATCAAATTATAGAGGTTCTTAGAAAAGCCAACCAACCAACACCAGAGCAACAACAGGTTAATCAAGTAAAACAAAAAATTGAACTTGATGCTGCTATGGCTACTTTAGAAAAACTTAAAGCAGAAACAGCAGAGATCACATCTCGTATACAACAAAACAATGTTGAAACACAGTTGCTTCCTATTGAAGAAGAAACTAAGAGGATGGTTGCTATGTCAAACAACAACCCACCAGAAAAATCTGAATACGATAAAATTCTTGAGTTTGCAAAACTAGAGCTTAGAGAGCAAGAAATTAATAATAAACTAGATATTGTTTCTGCTCAAATGCAAGAAAATAAAAATAATGCTTGACAAACCTAAAAAAATAGTGCTTGACATTTTTAACATAAAATGTTATAATCGGACACAAGGAGTTCTCCAAGATGGATAAAGAATTACAAGATTATTTTGAAAATTATTTTTCTCTATTTCAGCATGATGGTTGGAAACAACTAATAGAAGAATTAGAGGAAACAGCAGACTCAATAGATATACTAAATTTAGAAGATGCCAAAGAGTTACATTTAATTCAAGGCAAATTGAGTATGTTAAATCAAATTTTAAATTGGAAAGACTCTGTAACCAATGCTTATGAAAGCAACGAAGAAGATCAATCTTACCAATCAACTAATTTACAATAAGAAATATTATGTATAGATTATATGATTTTTCTTGTGTAAATCAACACACCAAAGAACTGTTTGTCAAACCTAATATAAAGGAAACAATTTGTTCTGTTTGTGGTGAACCAAGCAAGCGGCTAATCTCTCCTGTTCGTTTAAAGTTAAGTATTCATACTGACAGATGGGCGAAAGAACATGAGAAGGCTGCTCAAGTATAACTTAATTCCATAATACCTAAAGGTACGGAGAATCATTAAATGGCTAGAACAATAAATCCCCTTGATAACCAAGAAGTTAATTTAGAAGAAAATGAAGAGCTTGTATCACTTTCTGAAGAAATAGAAAAACCCAAAGAGGAACTAGAACAGAAAGCTAACGAAACTGAAACAACAACATCTGATATACCAGATAAGTACAAAGATAAATCGCTGGAAGATATTGTTCGTATGCACCAAGAAGCTGAAAAGCTACTGGGTAAACAGAGTTCAGAAGTAGGCGACCTTCGTAAAGCAGTTGACGAGTTGGTCAAGGTTAAAATTAGTGAAGATGCCAAAAGCCCCACAAAAGAAGAAGAAGAACCAGAATTAGATTTTTATGATGATCCTAAAGGTTCTGTTAGTAAAGCTGTAGAAAACAGTGACACAATAATTCAGATGAAAGAGATGCTTGCTAGGCAACAACAGCAAGAAGCTCTAAAACAAATTGGTGAAAAACACCCAGACTATGAAGAAATTATTAAAAACCAAAACTTTGTAGATTGGATTAAATCATCTACTGTTCGCACTGAACTGTATCATAGGGCTGATAAATACGATTTTAATGCTGCTGATGAGCTTCTTTCTAATTGGAAAGAAATCAAGGGAGTGGTCGAAAAGACTGAAAGTCTTAACGAGAAAGATCGTAAGCTACAGGTTAAAGCAGCATCTACAGGTGGCAAAGGTTCAGGTGAACCAATGTCCAGAAAAATCTATAGACGTTCTGAGATAGTTAATTTAATGATTAACGACCCCCAGAGGTATCAAGCGAATGTTGATGTGTTTGACAAGGCTTATGCTGAAGGGAGGGTAAAATAAACTCAAACTAAAGGAATAGTAAAATGGGATTAGGTACTAATCAAGTAACCACTACTACAGCGGCTACTTTTATACCAGAGATTTGGTCTGATGAGATTATCGCTGGCTATAAGAAAAATTTGGTTCTCGCGAACTTAATTAACAAAATGAATCACAGTGGAAAGAAGGGAGATACAATTCATATCCCTAAACCTACTCGTGGCTCTGCTTCTGCTAAAGCAGCTAACACAGAGGTAACTCTGATTGCAGCTACTGAAGGCGAAGTACAAGTAGCAATTAACAAGCACTTTGAATATTCACGTTTAATTGAAGATATTGTTGATGTTCAAGCACAACCTTCACTTCGTAGTTTCTACACTGAAGATGCTGGATATGCTTTAGCAACACAATTAGATTCTGACATAGGCTTGTTAGCTAAAACTTTTGGAGATGATAACGGAGCAGGTTCTGACTTTGTTCACTCTAACAGTTTTTACATTGATGCTGCTAATGGATTGGCTGCTTATGCAGTTGATACTGTAGCTGCAACTGACTTGTTTACTGACTTAGCTTTCAGAGAAGCAGTACAACAACTTGACGATAATGATGTTCCTATGGACGGAAGATTCTTAGTTATCCCACCAAGTGTTCGTACTACTATCATGGGCATTGATCGCTATCAATCTTCTGACTTCGTAGATAACAGAGGTGTTGTTAATGGTCAAATCGGTAGCCTTTATGGTGTTGACATTTATGTGTCTAACAACCTACCTGTAGTTGAAACTGCTGCTGACAACTCAGCATCTGCTGTTGATACTATTGGTGCTATCATGGCTCAGAAAGATTCAATGGTACTAGCAGAACAAATCGGTGTTCGTACACAAACTCAATACAAGCAAGAGTACTTGGGTGATTTGATGACTGCTGACACTTTATATGGTGTTAAAACAGTTAGACCTGAAAGTGGTCTAGTTATCTCTGTACCTAAAAACTAGGAACTAAGATAAACGGGTAGCCCCTTCGGGGGCTGCTTTTTATTTAATATTATATAGTGGGTACAAGATGGCAATATTTCGTGGTGATGGTGGAGCAGGTGATGCAAACACTGATGTAACAATTAACTCTGTTACAGAAAAAGCTAATGAAGCATCAACATCTGCATCAGAAGCAGCATCAAGTGCAACTTCAGCCAGTACATCAGCTAGTAATGCTAGCACATCAGAAACTAATGCAAGTAACTCAGCAACAGCAGCAGCATCTTCTGCTTCTGGTGCTTCTACTTCTGCAAGTAATGCAAGTACATCTGCATCTACTGCAAGTACACAAGCGACTAACGCTTCTAATTCAGCTACTGCAGCAGCAAGTTCAGCTACGGCAGCGGCAACCTCAGAAACAAATGCTGAAACAGCAGAAACTAATGCAGAAACTGCTGAAACTAATGCAGCAAGCAGTGCTTCTACAGCAACTACTAAAGCTA